AATAAACTTCATTTACGTTGTCTTTATACTTGATGACCTTAATATCTTCCGTGCCATCTTCTCGGTATAAGTAATATTTTTCTTTCGGCATTTTTAACACTCCTTAATATTCGACGATAGCGGATCTTTCTTCTTTTTCTTTCAACTTATCATCAATAAGTTTTTTAAGTTTCTCTTGGTCTCCGTTTGCAAAATCAATCATCTTTTGAGCATATACATCTCTACAATGTAATATTTCTTTTATATTTTGTTTTGTTATTACCATGCATCTCGCTCCCTGAAATCGTCTCCGATTACTCTTACTTTTCTTGCATTGTGTTTCATTCTTGAATTGATACGTTGCCAGTTCATATTTTGATTTAGTTCTTTATCACTAAAGTTAGTTGTAAAGATGTTGTTTTTACCTACTCTGTTATCAACAATGCTAAAAAGTTTATTTAAAGTGTGTTCTGTGTTTTCTACACCCATATCATCTAGTACAAGTAAATCAATATCACTTAGCAATCTGACTAGCTCGTCTGTAGTTTCAACTGCATTTTTGTTGTATGTCGCTTTGATACGATCCATCAACATTGGTATATGCATAAAAGCAACTGTATGCCCTTTAGCTTTGACTGCTTTTGCTATAGCGTATGCTAGGTGGCTTTTACCAGTTCCATATGAACCTTGCAATATTAATGATTTTGGTTCTTTTGTAGAGAAGCCTTGTACGTACTCTATTGCTGTTTGTTTAGCTTGTACTTGTTTTTCATTTTGTGGCTTATAGTTGTTGACTGTTGCATCTCTTAATGACGGATTAACATTTGATTGATTGAAAATATAATCAAGTTTCTTTTGTTTATTCCTTTTGTATTCTTCATAAGCCAATCTTTGAATTTCGCATTCGCAACCGTCTTTGTATTCATATCCATTTTCAAACTTATATAAGTCGTATTGACGCCCACATTTATCGCAATTCTGTCTTAGTATTACTTCGATTGGTTGATACTTTTTTAAACTTTCGTTTATTTTTTCGTTGAATAACGGTTTCATAAGATCCTCCTAGTCCCAATAACTTTCGTCGTACTTCATACGTTCCAATTGATCTATGCCAGTTTCTTTAATCTCTTCGCTATAATCATTCATATAGCTTTCGTTAGTTAAAAACGTTTTAGGGTACTTTTGATATTGTTTGTCTGTAATAGTTTTTAAATATTCTCGAGTACCTTGCATGATTTGCTCAAAAGTATGTTTCTTTAAGCATGATTTGAATTTAGCGAAAGACATCTTCTTATCTTTTTTCTTGTTGTAAAGTTTCCACCATTCCTCAAATTGCTCATGCGTAACGTCAGTTGCGCTATTATTTGAACTTAAATTCTTATCTATATCTTTTTCTTTATCTCTTTCTAATTCTTTATCTAATTCTTTATCTTCTTCTGTTGCGTGACTGTCACGTGACGTCACGTGACCATTCAACAATTTTCTGTTGTTTTCTCGTTGCTTTTGTTTCCTCAATCTGTTCTGCGCCCTGATTTTCTCGAGTCCTTCAATGTTTTGGTGCTTTTCCCAGTTTGTCACTTTTATGACACCATTAACTTTTTCAATCATGCCCAATGTCTCAAAAGTTTGAATTGCTAACCTTATTGAGTTGATAGGTCGGCTAAACTCATTTGCTAACATTTCTTCGTTGTACGGCAAATTTTCAGATAGCATAATGTAACCTTGTTCGTTGTACTTTCCTGATAAAGTTAGCAACTTAACCCAAATGGTTATGATCGTATCTCTTTCGGGTAAAGCTTCGATATATTTGATTTTGCTGTCATCAAACATGCCAACTTTAAGTTTTATCCACGATACTTCTCCCATTGTTTTCTCCTTTCAGCATTTCGTTGAGCCTCTCATCAACTTTTATCCACGAGTCATGCAATTGATATTTATCATCAAATGACTTAACGCCCATCGCGTGTTGCTGGTTATGATGTTCGCGACATAACGCTAATACATGTTTGTCATAGTGATTCATCTTATTTCTGTTCATGCCTCTGCCGACTGCTTCATAATGCGCTAGGTCAGCGTGAGGCTTTCCGCATATAATGCAATGACGCGTAACAGTTGCCCAATAAAGATAATTTTTATCTTCTTTCATCAATTTGCTTGTTTTATAATTTAATGGAATCGCATTTGTAAAAATCCACTCAAACATCGCTTCTATAATTTGCTTAGCTATAGTTCGAGAACAATTTGATAAAGATATGCGTTCTTCATAGCCATACAGAAACTTCACATAATCTTGGAACATTTGTCTCATATAATCTCGAGGCTGTCCTGTATGAGCTTCTATATCGTTACACAATGCGAATATCAATTTACGTTGTTGTCCAGTAATTTGAAACGGATCTATAACGTTTACATCTACTTCCACATCAAATCCGTTATCAAGTAGTAATGTTTCTTTATTGCCTAATTCAACACCCGAGATGACAACTGTTGTTGTGCCGTCGTCTTGAGTGATATAACTAGTAATTATTGGCATCTAATCATTCCAATCAGAACGGGAGGTCATCATCAGTAATCGCAGTGGTATTATCAAAAGGATTATTACCAGTTTGAGTTTGTCTTTGTTGATGATAATTGTTGTTTTGTTGTTGGTTGTTATTCTTCGGTTCTAAGAATTGAACACTGTCCGCTACTACTTCTGTAACAAACACACGTTGCCCGTCTTTGTTTTCATAACTGCGTGATTGTAAACGTCCATCAACGCCAGCCAATGACCCTTTGGATAAATAATTATTTACATTTTCTGCTTGTTTTCTAAAAGTTACACAGTTAATAAAGTCTGCCTCACGTTCTCCTTGAGCGTTAGTAAATGTTCTGTTAACTGCGATAGTGAAAGTGGTAACACTCACACCATTCGGCGTTGTTCTATATTCTGGATCTTTTGTTAAGCGTCCTACTAATACTGTTCTGTTTAACATTATTGTTTTCCTCCAGTAATTGTTTTTGCGTTGTTTCGTATTTTTTGAATAGCTTCTGCTGCTTGTTTTTCTGTTAATTTATAGTTATTTATGTCGAATTTTTGTTCTACTATATTTTGTGGAGCTTCTTTATCCGTGCCCTTTATCAATTTAGTGAAACTTATAACCTCTTTCCTTAAAATCCCTATAGTTTCGCTACTTGCCCATTGCGTTCTAGTTTGCTGTTTTGGATTATTATTTTTTCCACTTGCTTCATTTCCGTCATCGTCTTGGTCACTAGTAATACCGAAAATCGCAGATAGCGAATAACGTTTAAGATAACTTATTAACGAGCCTGCTCCTTGTGGCGTATTCTTTTCTGCATTCATAAATACAGGATCATACTCGATATATTCACCGCTTTCATGCATAAGCATTGTAGCGACTCCTACGCGCCCGTCTACATCGTTCAAAGCCCATTGAGTATAAGACAGTCCATGAGGTGTTGCCGCCTCGTCAATGGCTTCTACAACGTTCTCAAGAGGTACGTATTTTGATTTGAAAAATGGATTATTTTTATCTTTGAGCGGTTGTTTTACTTCTTTACGAAACGCAACCATAGCTTTGTTTATTTCTACAACTGTTTCTGATTTATTCATCACTTAATCACCAAACTTTCCGTTACCTTTAATTCAGCACCCGGAATATCTTTGCCAGCTTTCAAATCATCGATTAGTTGCTTAGAATTAAGCTTTGGCGCTTGTGATAGCCAATAATCCTTTGGAATAAGTTTTTCATCGATAATATTTTTACTAGCCCCGTTTTTGCGCTTGTAAATATGATTAGTAGCTGTGCGGTAACTATCTACTTCCTGTGTTTCTAACATCTCTTTTAAGTAATCTCTTAAACGATCAGTTAAATTTTGTTTTTGTTTTTTTAAATTTTGAAGTCGCTTAATCTCTTTATCTATGACATCTATGTCACCTAATGTTTCACGTCTCCAATTGACGATGTTATCTACTTTGACATTCATTTCTGCTTGGATAGAATCTAATGTGTCTTTTAGTAATGTTGGATCTAATTCATCTTGATTAGACATCTCTTTAAATGCTTCTGATAGCTCATATAGATTAGCCATCTATTAACGCCTCCCCTGCTAGTACTTTTTTAGCTTTCTCGTACTTAGTTAATAACGTACTGTCATCATCAACATTGTTGTGCATATTTATTGATGAAATTTTACCTAAGTAGTCATCGCTATAGTGCCAAACCCATATAATGTTGTACTTGTACTCCACTTCATAAGCAGTACTTTGTACACGTTCTATTAAGTCAATAGCCATTCGTTTAAATTTATGTGGTTTCATTTTGACACCTACCATTTCATGACTAAGTTAATTAGTCTGTCCTGTTCGTCTGTGTTCTCTTCAATCCATTCATCTATTGCTTGGTTGAATAAGTCTGATGCCATATCTAAGTCATTCTCATCTACGACATAAGCATGTTTAATTGGTACGTTGTTCATATCTTTAACTTGTATTGATATGCCCATATGACCTTTTAAAATGAATAGCTTAAAATCGAATCCGTTAACATGAATATTTTTGCGTATCATATCGCCTATTTCGTAATACATTGTTTTAGTCCTCCTTTTCGTCATCAATACCGAGAAATTTTTGTGATTTACACATTTGGAGAACATTGACAATGTCTTTATAACTCTTAGTGCTATCCAATAAGGAAGCAAGATCGAAAGTATGACCAATCACAGAACTTGAACCTGCTAAATAATCTCCGTCGATAACTCCTATTGATGAGAAAAGTAAAATATCAAATTTACTTTCTCCCTTAATTTCTTTCGCTAATTCATACAATTCTCCGCTTTTTTCAGATAATAAGTCTTTTATTTCGTCCTGAGTCATGTCTTTATAATTTTTAGTCATAGTTGACTTCCTCCTTGTTTCGTTTTATATTTAACTTGAAATTTTTCTTAAGTGCTTGATACTGTTACTTGTTGGCGCAAGCAGCAGTTTTTTTATTCTTCAAAAAAGTATTCCTTATAGAATATGAATGTTGCGATACTTGCGAATCCTGCAATTGACCACGCTGTAGTGAAGTATAAAAACGGCATGAGTACAATCGCTAAGACCGTGAAGCATAATACTGCTACTAGGTAGCTTTTATATGTGTCACTCATTTGATAACTCCTCCTATAATTCGTATTCATTAATCATTAAATTGGTACCGATAAATTGAATAGCTTTGTCAATTTTTATATAACGCTTTTGTCCTCGACCAAATCTGTACATGCATTCTTTTTGAAACTCTTTGTTCGAGTAGACTTTTTTCTCTAGATCATCTTTTGAAATGCCACTTATTTTTACAAACGCATTTGCGTCTGCATATCCGATGTATTCCATATTTAGCCTCTCCTATATTTCGTTTTAAAATTTCATTTCAATTTGCTTGATTCTGTATAAAGTAGCTTGTGACGGGAACCAATTAGCAATCATTTCAATTACATCGTCGAAATGTTTTTGTCTTACGTTCGTTCTTGAACTCGCACCAGTCATCTTTTTCACTTCTGAATTAATATCCCTGAATAATTCGCTACGTTGTTTTTGGTTTGTTATCGCATGTAGTCTTTGTATATGAGCTACTCTTTGATTGATTGTTCTAGTTAAGAAGTTGTAGTCTCCCGCATCCAGTTTTTGATTTTCTTTCAAAACGATAACATCATCTTTTACGTTTTTAATTTCTTGTTTTGTTTGTTCTGTAGCTTCAAACATTAATCTCAATGCTTGCATTGGGTCGCTAGGTACTTGGTAAGCACCAGTTTTTCTTAACGTTGGTAAAACTTCCGAAGTTACCCAGCGTTTAAATCGTTTCGCATTTTCTAATTTGCTAGAAAAGATTAAACTGTATAATCCTGATTCGTTGATGATCGTTACATTTCTGTTTTGACCTGCCGTCGCGATTTGCGACGTCAGCTTATCTTCTGCATCAACATGTTTTGACAAAGCATCTCGTCCGTTTGCGTAACCTAAAATGTCAGCAACATCTTTTCCTATAAAATATGGTTCGCCGTCAACTTCTAATGTCCTTACTGGTAATTCTTCAAAATTAAATGTTTGTAATTCTTGCATTTCAGCTTCCTCCTTTATCACTTAAAGTGATATTAATATTAAATTTTTTTAGCCTTTATATAATCAACTTCTGTGTTGAATAATTTGGCTAAAGCATACAATTGTAAGCCTTTTAATTCTGCGTCATCTTTTTCCCATCTTATTACAGATTGTTTAGTAACGCCTAATTTATCAGCGACATCTTGTTGTGTCATATTCGAATTAGTTCTCCAGACCTTTACAGAGAACTCTTTAAAATTTTCTGGCATTTCGTATCACCTCCCGTTGACATTTACAACTATACTATCACTTAAAGTAATATGTCAACACCTAAAGTGATATTTATTTCAAAAAAGTAATATTTTGTATTGAAAAGTGATATTACTTATGGTAAATTAGTATTACATTAAGTAATACTAAAGGAGAAAATTATGGAATATAAGAGTGCTAGAAAAATTTTATCAGAGAACTTAGAACAACTTATGAAAAAGAACAACATTACTCAAGTAGAATTGTCTGAAGCAATCGGGGTAAGTCAATCAACAATCTCTAACTGGCTTAAAGAACTTAAATATCCTAGAATATCAAAAGTCCAACAATTAGCAGATTACTTTAATGTACCTAAATCGAGAATTACAGAAGAAAGAAGTATTCATCAAGAAACTATAGCCGGTCATGCAAATAAAGATGAATTTACTCCCGAAGAATGGGAAGAAATCGAAAACTTTATGCAATGGGTTAGAGATAGAAAGAAATAAGATACCAAAGGGGTTTGGCGCATGGGAAAATACGAAGAATTGCTTATGAAATGTGAAGTTGAAGTGAAAGAAACACAAAGAGTACCTCGAGGATTCGATGGTTGGTATCAAGAAGGAGAAATTTTTATTAGACCTTCCCTATCCGAAAGAAACAAATTAGAAGTATTATATGAAGAACTTGCCCACCACAAGTTGACGTATGGCAACATTTTAGACCAATCAAAATGGATTAATAGGAAATTTGAAAATTATGCACGTAGACACGGTTTTACTTCAGCTGTACCGCTACGCGAAATTGTGGAAGCTTACAATTATGGTGTACGTAACTTGTATGAGTTGTCTGAGTATCTGCAATTGAGTGAAGAATACATATTAGAAGCAATAGAACAATATAAAAAGATATATGGTATTGGGACTCACTACGGCGAATACTCAATTACATTTGAGCCATTGAGAGTTTTTAAATATAAAGAAATATAAACAAAGGAGAAATGAACATGAAAAAAGTAAGTGTTATAATACCAACATTCAATAACGGCGAAAAATTACATAGAACCATTAGTTCAGTATTAAATCAAACAATGAAGAGTACTGATTACGAATTAATTATTATTGATGATCATTCAAATGACAATGGCGAGACTCTGAATGTTATAAAAAAATATAAAGGATTAGTCCGTTTTAAACAGTTAAAAAAGAATAGCGGAAATGCTAGCGTACCTAGAAATACAGGCTTAAAAATGAGCAAAGCTGAATATGTATTCTTTTTAGATTCTGATGATTTACTCCACGAAAGAGCACTAGAAGATTTATATAATTACGGCAAAGAAAATAATAGCGATTTAATAATTGGAAAATATGGAGTTGAAGGTAAAGGAAGAAGTGTTCCTAAAGCTATATTTGAGAAAGGAAATGTAGCGAAAGCTGATATTATTGATAATAGTATTTTTTATGCTTTATCAGTACTAAAAATGTTTAAAAAAAGTGTTATAGATAAAAACAAGATAAAATTCAAAACATTCTCTAAAACTGCTGAAGACCAATTATTTACTATAGAATTTTTGATGAATTCGAAAAATTACTCGATAAAAACCGACTATGAATACTATATTGTAGTCAACGATTTCGAGTCTAGCAATCATTTGTCTGTAAATAAAAGTACAGGAAATCAATATTTCGCTACTATAAACGAAATTTATAAAGCTATTTATAAAAGTCCAATTTATAAAAACCAAGAAAAAAGACACCAACTTGCCGGGAAATATACAACTAGACTTTTAAGACACGGTCAAAAAAAGAATTTTGCAAATAGTAAAATGAAATATGAAGATAAAATCGAATGGTTAAACAACTTTTCTAAAACAATTAATAAAGTACCTAGAGACTCAGATAAATATGTCACACAAATATTCAACTTAAAATTAGAAGCAATAAGACAAAACGATTTATTAGCTGTGATGATTGCAGATAAGCTATTATAGGAGGAAAACAATGGAAAACTTTAATTATAATAACAGAAAAAAACTTGTTCTTGAAAATGTTGATATAGATAAAGTAAAAGAAATATACAAAGATTATGAATTACTTAATTATACAATAAAAAACCAAACACTTTACATGAACGATTATGAAGTTGCTAAAGTTTCTGAAAAACATCTAAATGAAAATATTAATAATCTAAGAGGTACGGTTAATCTAGACGAAAAATGTATTTTGTCACTAACCTATCTATAATGCGAAATTTCGGGTAGCTCGCCTACCCTTATTATTTTTTGCCAATTTTGAGGAGGAGAAATAAAATGGCATCATTTACTATTACAAAAAGAAAGAATAAAACGTCGACATCTTGGCAATACGATGTAAAACATCCGTCTTTCAAATCAGGAAAGAAAAGAAAGTCGGGATTCAAAACTAAAGCAGAGGCAAGCAATGCTGCACAACAATTGATTAGAGATTTGGAGGACGGAAATAACATTGAAGATAACAAAAAGTTTAAAGAATACTACAGTGATTGGATAAATATAAAAAATAAAAAACAATTATCCAGCAAACAGTTTTATTGGTACGAAAGATCAATTAAGTTATTTAGCGAGTTTTTTGGGGAAAACATGTTAGTAAAAAATATTACACGAAGTGAATATCAAAGGTTTTTAAATAAATACGCACAAGGTCATACCGACGAGACCGTGAGAAAGGTTCACGGTTGTTTAGCAAGATGTATCAAAGACGCATTATATGATGGTTATTTAAAAAAAGACCCTACCTATGATGTTAATATCAAAGGCACTGAAAAATCTAAAGATGAGAAGTTTAAATATATAACGATCAAAGACTACTTAAACTTACTAGAGTACTTTAAAAAAAGAGATGAAGAAAGCTATATCTTTCTGTATATTTTAGGTATTACTGGTGCAAGATATAGCGATGTTATTAATATGACATACAAAGATTTAAACAAAGCAAATGGTATAGTTCATTTACCCGGAACAAAAACAAAGAATTCAAAACGAGACGTAGAAGTTAATCCAAGAGATATTATGCGTATAAATTCAAAGTTGGCCAGATTGCCACGTAGAATTAACGGGAAGCTATTTTCGGTTAGTCATACATCAGTGAGCAAATCATTTAAAAAAGCAAAAGAAGTAATAGGATTAAATAATGATAACATCACTCCCTATTCACTTAGACATACTCACACATCTTACTTACTATCAAAAGGCATACCGATTGAATATATTAGCAAACGATTAGGTCACTCTACAATATCGCAAACGTTAAACACCTATTCACACCTACTTGAAGAACATAAAAAAGAGCAAGGTCAACGAGTCAGAGAATTATTTTCTTGACACCTATTTGACACTTGCTAGAATGAAAAGCTTTTAAATCAAGGTTTTAAAGCTTATTTTTACGGAAGGTAAGGGATAAATTTTATTTTGTCATATAACCGAAAAAACTATAACTAAGCTATTTGAAAGCATTTAACTTCAGAAAAAACACTAAATAAATAGAACTAAATTGACACGTATTTGACACGCGCGACAAAAATAACCACGTCCATTGAGACGTGGTTTCTGTTTATTTAACTTACTAATTTTCTTTCGATATATTTTGGGTATGCTTTTTGCGGGTACAAATCGCCTTTTTTATGGTCAAGTACTACGTATCTATCGTTTACCCAATATATTTCATGTCTTCCATCTGTAATTTTTATAAAGTTCTTACCCTATTCAAATACTTCTTTTACATTCAAATTTTTAAACTTTTCTTTTGTAACAAACATATTTTTGGCTCCTCTATTAATCTTCTTCGTTCTCAAGCGATCTTTGATACTCGTATAACTTTATTATTGTTTTAAATTTAGCGTCGTGTATTTTAGTGTTACCTACCTTTAAATCCGTAACAGTTTGACGTGGTATACCAGATTTTTTTGAAATACTGTATGGTGTATTATTAGCTAGCAATTTTTCCACTTCACCTATAATAGTTTTAATTTCACTCATTTTTTAATCACGCTTTCTTTCTTTTAATAATTTTAGTAATACAAATGTAGTAGCTACATTCAGCAATACGTTTGTTTCTCCGAAATTGATAAACAAATTAACCCACAAACAAATAACTAGTAGTATTGAAATTGTTTTCATATTATTATCGTGTTAGAATTATAACAGTAGGTAAGCCCCTAAGGGCTTAACCTTACTTTTCTTTATCGCCTTTCAGTGATTTGACGAGGACCATTGTCGACACCACTGTTAAGGCGATATTTGTTATTCTCTCAATAAAATCTAACACTTTCTTGCCTCCTCTCAACTGGTATACCTTATTATAGCACGGCATAGCGTACGAATCAACCCTTTTTATAAACTTTTTTCGTTTTTTTTGCATAAAAAAATAGGCAAGTACCGAAGTACCTGCCTGTTATCCACATTTAAATCTTGAGAGAAATGTTAAAAAGTTCTAGTAAAATAATAGCACATTTTATCTTTAAATGTAAATAGAAAGCAGGTGTGTAACGCACCTGCTTAAATAGACATGACTATGTCATTCTAACTGATTTCTCCCCATAAGTCACCTAATATCTGATTAGGTGGGGCAGAACCATTCCATGTTCTAATAGGCAAGTAATAACGTTGCCCCTCCCATGTATATCCTACCCAAACATGACCATCTTGTAACATCACTTCTGTATAATCACAATACCCACCAGGTTGGAATTGGTAAGCTACCGGGCATGATAAGAATGGTCCTATTTTTCTTACAGTGATTGGTTGATTACCGTTTGTGAATCTAGCACTTTCTTCCATGTAGTAAGTACCATATTTATTACGTTTCCATGCACTTGCAACTGGTTTAACTGTATTACTTGAAGCGCTTGACTCATTAGAGACAGTGGCAACCGGTATTTTACCATCCATGTACGCCCTAATCTGCTTGATAAAGTAGTCTTTAAGCTGTAGTCGTTTATCTTCTGGTAATAAACCACGCGTTACTGGGTCAAAACCAGTATGCAATACTGAGCTTCTGTGCGGGCATGATGTTGAAGTAAATTCATTGTGCAATCTGATTGTGTTTCTGTTTGCTGGTAATCCCCATTTTTTCAACAATCTAGCGCATTCTTGAAAAGTTGCCTGTTCATTTTTTAAGAACGTAGCATTATCTGCACCCATTGATTGACACACTTCAATACCGTAACCATATTTATTGCCTATTTGGTTCGCTGTATGCCAGCCTACTTGTGATTCGTCTAAGGCTTGCCACACTGTGTTACCTGATACATAACTATGCGCAATACCTGCTTCTAATCTCGATAAAGGTGCGTTAACTAATCCATTACGATATGCTTCTGCTGTTGCTCCTTTGCTTCCTGCGTCGTTGTGAATAACTATAAACTTAGGGTTACTACCACGCTTAGGTAGGTCGTAACCTTTAACTACATCTTTGATGATTTTAAGTTCTACCGCTTTAGGTTGTGGCTTAGCCGTTTCCTTTTTAGATGCTTGCGTAGGAGATTGTACTGATCGCGGAGCTGTTTCGCTTTTGAAGTTAGGACGGATAAACCACATAGGGAAGTCGTAAGCGTGTTGGCGTCTTGTAACTTTTTCCCAACCAGAGCCAGGTTGTTGTACACCGTCTGTCCAGCCACCGCCGAGCCAATTCTGTTCATATACAATGATATAATCTAAAGTTGCTTCAATTACCCATGCTACGTGACCATATCCAGCACCGTAGTTGCTACCGAACACAACCATGTCGCCAGGTTGCGCTAAGAAGTCTGGTGTATTTTGGTATACAGTAGCTAGTCCGTTAAAATTATTAGCACTTGGGATGTCTTTGGCACCTACACCTTTTAAGTTGTAGCCAAATAAGACTTGCCAACCTGCATTGGCATAATCAAAGCATTGAAATCCATACCATAAGTCCACATTGAATTGTTTTCCATCAGAAGTTTTCAACCACTCTATAAACTCTTTTTTAGTTAATTTTGCTTGCATTGTCGCCACCTCCATGATGATACTCATTCACATCAAAGCCAACATCGTTAGAGGCGTCTGTGAAAGGTTGTGATGTATCATATTCTTTTGGTGCTTTCGTGCTTAATTCCGGCGTTAAACTGCTGTCTTGTGATGATTTCCACGTAACTTGTTGTTCTTCTTTATCGCTATCTCTAGGCGCTTGATATGTCTGTGCTATAGATGAATCTGAGACGCCTTTTGACGTTGGGTCAGTAATAACGCCAATACCTGTAAGTAACGTGAGGATAGCGCCTATAATCGCACTAGCTTGATTTAATTGAGTAGATAAATCTAATCCGAATAAATCCGTGATTTGCTTGATAAATAGCAACAATGCACCAACTAAACCTGTTAATACCGCTTTATTTTTGAATCTCAATTTCCAGTTAATATCCATTTGTTTGCTCCTTTTATCCAAAATAAAAAGCCAACCTCGAAAGGTTAGCTTTAAATTAGATTCTTAATAATCTGTCGTATATTATATTTGAAATTGCGTACCCACCTATTTTGTTAGGATGCACACCGTCGGAATACATTAATTCATTTGTTTTAGTTAAATCAAAATTACCTAAGTTTCTGTATAGACTCACATGTCCTATTTTTAATTCTTTGGCTATGTCACACTGTTTATTACTGTAATCTTCGATTGTGTGCAATGTGCCTGTGTATTTATTGCCACTTGGTGCAATTAAGAAGATGCTAGCATTTGGTTTCGCTTGTTTAATCCTTGAAATGATTTCTTTCATATCTCTTTCATAATCTGAAATAGAAACATTGCCGACCATATCATTCGTTCCAAGCAAAATGCCAAAAGTATTAGCTTTACAACGTTTCAATTGTTTAATGTAGTTATCCCTATCTGTACTAGCGACATGAGAAGCTCTCAAACCACCGTTTCCAACTTTATGGATAACCACGCCTTTATTACCTTTATATGCGTATGAGCCTACGAATGTTACTGTTCCACTTACAATTTCGATGTTGATCGTGTGTTTGCCTAAGTTGGTTGTAATTGGTGTAACTTCTTGTGATGTTGCATCAATATTTACCCATTCATTACCGTCGATGTTGTAGCGCCATTGTCCTGTGTTAAGTGTATGAACTTCGTAATAGTCAACGTCTTCGGCAAAAGTAACTTTGATGCTGTCGCCTTTTGTGCTACTTTCAATCATGGCGCTATCTATTCCTTTAGACTGCGAAATATTACCTAATCCCTCATCGTACTGTGTCCAGTTGCCTGTTGTGCTAACAGTTACAGAACCATTTCCAACATGGTTATTAGCTAATCCGACAAACCCTATACCAGCATCGCCGTACAACTTTGTCATTCTGTCTCTTAATGGTAATGTCAAACGATCTCCCGCTTTGAATTCGCCACCTTGTACCCAACTATCGCCAATGATAGCTATTTCAGTCCTAGTATTTGCATTGGGGTCGAAAAGTTTACTTATTTCAGCGGTATATGTTTGTAAGTTACATTTACCGTAACTGTCTGGATATTCTTTATCTTTATTAGCTGAAAAACTTGATACCTCTAAATATTTGCTAGGTATATAGCGTTTATACTCTATAAAATTCGATGGCAGACTGTCGCCTTTTACAATCATTGTTCCGTTGGTTGCGCTAGTTGTTGCAGACATTCTTATAAAAATAGCATTACTAGGAACTGTAATTGTATTTGTTGATGTCGTGCTAGTTTTGATAAAGTTTTTGTTTGTATCATAAAAAGCGTATAAGTTGTTAGTATTATTTTTAGATAGAGATGTAGCACCTGTAATATCGATGAAATTACTTGATACGTAATTCGCATTTGTACTTAGCGCGCCTGTTGTGGGGTTAACATAAACGCCAGCGGTAATATCACTAGGGTTAAATAAATTTGACGAACTTTCTGAAAAACTCAACTTATCAATTGAAATCGTGTTGTTTTTAACATTTTCATTTACTACACTTTCGGATTTTAAATTGATGTCTAATTGAGGCAAGTTTAATTTGAAAGGTTCATAACCAGTATATTTATCGTTTTTTTCGATTTGATACACTTTGTAATTATATGTGTCTACACCCTCTTTAATGCTTGTTGCTTTAATGTAGTATGCGTTTGTAGGTGTGGTAAAAGTCCTAGAGCCTTTTGGATTTGTGACACGAGCTAATCCAGATATAAACGTTTTGTTGATATCGTAAAAAGCGATTGGGTCTGCATAATTTTGCGTGTATACCGTATTAGGAGCTACCGGCAAAAATTTACTTGTTACATAATAAGCGCTATCACTTACTATTCCTGTTGTGTTGCTAACAATCCTACCTACTTCAATATCGGTAGTATCAAAAATATTCTTACCAGTTTTGATAAAATCTGTTTTGTTATAAGTAACGGCATTATCTTTAATAATGTTTTCGCCCGCTTCTCCCTTTAACTCATTTCGTTGTTCTTGAGTTAAATTTTCAAACCTTATAACACCCTCAGCACCTCGTTCGCCCACTTCTCCTTTTTCCCCACGTTCGCCACGCTCGCCCTTAAACTTGTCTGCATTTTCAGCGATGTATTGCTTAGCAGTTGTGTTTAACGTTTCTTTGAAGTCGTCTCCCAATAATTCACTAGCGCTTGTACGGATAATTCTTTTTACAGTATCCTCAACTAATGTGATAGACACTTCTTTTTGCACTGTGTCGTCTATACCGCTATCAATAATGTAGAAATGGAAGTTTGCAACGTGTATTCTTTCGCGGTCATTCTCTAGAAACAACTTACAACGCACCATACCGACGTGTTTAATAACGTTTTTGGGTATCTTGTAGGTAAGGAACCCTTTTACATTATCGTCGGTTAAAACGGGCTCATTTTTGAATATAGAACCGTCTTCCAAGAACAGATGTAACTTAGGTGTCAAATTACTTTCTTTGAAGTTGATTCTGCCTTTTTCGTCGTTGATTCCGATTCTGACATAAGCTGTGTTTTCGTCTTCCGTGTAGAAGCGACAACCTATGTCGCCGATATCAACATTTTTGTTATTTATTCGCGTTTCAATGTCTTTTATTTTGTACATTTACACACCTCTTTATTTATATTTATCCCTTGTGAAGTAGATACCTTTTAAGCCGATTTGTTTATATAGCTTAGCGATTGTACTAGCTTGATGTTGGCACCACTCTATAGCAGTAGCGTATTGGTGCGTAGCTGGATTCTTAGGATTCCATCTGATTCTGTACAATGTGTTTTGACCTTTATTGATGTAATCCTTTCTTACGAAGCTAGCACCGCCCATGATTGCTTTTGCTGGAGATGTCCAACCTTTATTCTTAGCAAATTTCATTGCATAATCAGGGTCGTTGTCGAATGCACCAATACCGAAGTAATTATATGCACCGTATCTACCACTAGCGAAGTTACTTGTTCCGTATCCACTTTCTAAGAAAGCGTGCGCGATCAAATAAATTTCGTTAATGTTGTTTTTCTTACAAGCTTCCGCGAATGCTTTGCCTTGTCCGTCGAGCGTTCCTTTTCCTTTAAGTATTTTGTTAAGCGCACTAACTGAAATGCCTTGATACTTTCCTAAATTAAGCATTTGGTAGCATTGCGTGTTACTTTCCCATATTCGCTTAACATTCATTGCCGAGCTCGTTTGTGCTCGTGTTGCATTAGCCCAGCCCCATGTATGAGATTTTTTCGGGTTACCTCTTGCCATTTGTCTATCCAGTGCTTGCTGGAATGTGAACGGACTTGTTTCAGTAACGATGCTTGCTTTTTTGTCTGACGGAGTTGGTCCTCTTTTGGATGCGCTGTCAACTGATGTTTTATCGCTAATTCGTATCGTCGTTTTTGTCGTTACTTCTTTAATGTTTTCTCGCGTCAATATATCTCGTTTAATGTATGTCTCGAGCATTTTCTTTTTAACTTGCTCATACTTTGCGTTATCTGGTATACCTTGCTTAATCAAGTCGTAATTAATTAAATCTTTCATACTACGCCAAATATTAGGGTCTACCTTTAACGTCGTTTCAGATAATTCTTTATCTGTTCCTGACAACAACCATACACCCCGTATTAAAGCTTGTATTTGGTTCATTAAGAATTGACGCTTACTATCTGTTTGACCACCACATACTTCAATAACTAGCCAATTAGGGTGACGCGGGTCATCAAAATTGGTTGGTCTAGCAAGCCATGTAGCCTCTCTATCGACATATAAATGTGGTATTTCATAATCGCTGATAAACTTATTTCTTTGCGTGTACAGTTCGTCTACAGAACGCATATGCATTGATTCTTTTATATATAATCCTTGAATATCCGAGCGTTCATCTCCCCATACAACGATATGGTCTATAAAGTGCTCTTCTTTATCTAAAACATTGCTGTAAGCAGTGTATTTTACTGTTTTAACTTCTTTAAATTGCGGTTTCTTCGCTTCGCCAGTAATTGTTGAGTCATTGGCTTTTGATGCCGAACTTGTATCAGTACTACTAGGTTTGCTAGTATCTTTTGAATATGGAGGTCTGACAAAGCCTGTAACACTTACATAAGGGTGTCTTACTAAACTTCCCGGAGAACCTGTCCAACTATTAGAATTAACCCAGTTTTGGTCAACGCTATAAAAATAACTTTTATTAGATGGTCCTACTACTATTGCGGTGTGTCCGTCCGAACCTATTCCGTTGCCAGGGTGCCAAACTGCGATGTCTCCAGGTTCCGGTACAAATCCAGATGAATAACGATAAAATCGGAAACCCTTAGGATATCTGTAATTAGCCATATCCTTAGCGTTTCCCCACGTTCTAAAACCCCAATATCTACTAAAAATATAGTTAGGTGTATCCCAACACTGGCTGCCCCGGTAATTATCTATATTAATCCTCTTACCAATATTCGACTTTGCCCACTCAGCTACTTCGCTTGCTGTAGGTTTTCGAGTCTTTGGATTAGGTAATCCCATGTATGCACCTCATTTCAATCAAAATAAAAAGCCAGTGCCGAAGCACTGACCTTTAAAAATTATTTACATTTTCCGAACCAGAAGCATGCCCAGAAACTATATCCGAAGAATCCTTTAAGCATGGTAATCACCTCCTTTAGATACCAAAAATAGTTCTTAGTAAAGCTATGACAATCGTACTGAAGATAGTCCCTATCAAACCGAGAATCCACATCTTGATGTCTCTAATATTTTTGGCATTTTTCTTTTTATTTTTTTCATCTTCAATCTTATCGCGCCTTAATTCTTCGAAGTTTCTATCTAACTTGTCATAAATTTTTTCTTGTGTTCTTAAACTGTTTTCAATGCTATCTAGTTTTTTAAACGTGTCCTTAGTGTTTTCTTCTAAGCGCATAATTCGCCATTCGTGCTCACGTCGTTTGATAAAACCAAACACTACGCCACCTACTTTGTGTTAAATTAAAAAGCCACAAGCATTACACCTGCGACTTTTCATCTTTTGTCTCTGGATATTTTTCTCCAGTGATTAATGCGTATTCTTCTTTGTCGATTACACCCATATCTACATACCACTTAATTTGCTCGTTTTTGTAACAACCCCACACATAAAAAGTTTTAATATCCTTGAAAGTTGGATAAATCATCTTAATTTTCTCCATTTAAACGTCCCCCTCTGTATTTGTTTTACCAGCTTTTAGTTCAGTCAACTGTTGTGTTAACATAGCGTTTTGTTGCTTTAATTCCATCGCCAAAATATTTACTTGCGTCACCTGCATTTGCATACTCGCAACCATTCCGCGAAGTTCCTCATCACTCAAATCTGTTGCAGTTTGTTGACTTGGTGTGTTCGAATCATCTTCTTTTTCAAAATTGTTGTTGTATTTAATTTCGCCGTTAGTGAATACAAACTTTCTAGGTTCGAACTCTTCTTTAAATTTTATAGGCACATTATTATCGTCTACATCTAAACTATTGCGTAAACCGCCAGTATTAACGTATCCGATAACTTCGTTTTTATCGTTTACTGTGATTTTCATTATTTCCACCCCATAATTTTGGTTATAGTAACTTTGTTTGCATTAGCGCCAGAACCTGTTGTTCCGCCTAAATCGAAATACACATCGTTATCTATTCTTAAAGTAGTGCTACTTGTTTTGGATAGTAAGCACTCATAAATACCGCCCCCGTTACCGTCTGAGTCAACTACATTCGCTTTACTTAATTGAATTGCGTTAGGTAATGCGGTTAGTCCGAATCCCTCAATAACGCCACCTGGATAAGTTCCACTTACTAATAAAATAGAATAGTTTGTGTATGGTTCGGTTAGATTGATTGTTGTACCTACACCATTTGCTCCACCGTCGAACAATACCGTTGACTTATGTTCATTAGGAACTGTCCACTGTTGCTCAAGTCTGCCGTTTGTGATTGATCGTGTGTAAATCTTTTTAGAGTTATAAGGCGTGAAGTTAAATAGCTTGTTTGTATCATCTTTAACGAATACCGATAAATAACCCTCATAACTTTCAACGCTACCTGGTAAATCCGGCACTCTTGTTGCATAGTAATTACCAGCAGTTAAATATCCCAAATCGCCTTGCGCATTATTTAAGTTAACTTGAATTGATTGACCATTCGCCTCTGTCATCTTATGTTGTTGCCAGCTCGTTGTTCCGAATTTATCATCTACATACTGCTTAGCTTGATTTAAAGCGTTGTTAGACGTTTCTTCAACAAATTGCTTAGTTAAGTCACCGTCATTCTTTTTATAAAACGGGTACCATGTGCCACTAATTTTATATTTTGTATATTCGTCGTTTGAATCATCTGGATACCATGTTGCACGTGCCGTACTATCATCAACAACATAGACAACTAACACGCCTGATTTTCCTAAAGTGTTAGGAGCTACCGGAATATCTGAACCATCGTCAACGCCATCTTCTTTAGATGTATCGACAGTACCTATATCTTTATATGAGGGCGCATCTGTCGCGCTAGTGATATGAATAATCCTAGATGTGTTAACTGTGCTTAAAACGCTATCTATGGACTGCTCAGACGATTCAATTGCTTTACCGTAATCATCAGTAAGTTTAGACTTTTGCCAATTTGTTGTTGAATTACCTTTAACAAGGTCAGCGCCATTGATTTGTTGCTCAACTTCATTGACACGCGCAAATATCGCTTGCTCCTTATCAACAATTTTCTGGAACTCGCTATTTATATATTGAACGGCTTTGTCTTGTGTTGTTGTAATCATCTGTACCGCTTCATTTTGTTTGATTTCTAATCTTTGAATACCTTGATTAATACGACTATCAATTTCAGTAACCAACGATTTTGTATCACTTAAACTTTTCTTTAAGTCCTCAACTTCTTCTTTAACGCTTTCTGTTAAGTCCTGAATTGATTTGATATAAACTAACTTCGTTTTACCGTCAAAGTTACTAATTAAATCATTCTCAATATTGAAGCTAAATTGACGCTCTACAATAACGTTATTGCTACCGTTTTGAGTAAAATATGCTTGCGCATGTACTCGACCAGTGTATTTTAAGAACTCGTTTGGGATAACGTATTGCATTCGTCCATTAATTGCATCAACAATTGTAAGTTCATCACTAATATAAGCGCCGTGTTCATCGTCGAAGTTATCCGTCTTAAGCACAATACTAGTCATCGCATTATGTTTGCTGATTGATAACGGCTTATTATTCTTAGTTACTGCAAAATTTAAAACACCAGTTCCTCTATCTGATTCATAGAAACTGATGTTTGTGTCAATAATTGGATTATATTGTGATGTTGTTTGTAACTCGATTAAGTTATCGTCTTTCGAAAAATTATCTACTACCATTATTCAACCACCTTTCCCTCGAATAAACTCCATTTACCAACGCCACCAGTACCAAAGTTTCTTAATAAGAATTGGTGGGCTGACGGGAAGTTATTACGTCTTAACACTTGTGTTGTGTTGCCTGGTGTATTCGATTTTACTTCTAATATCCAACCTGCAATACCTTTGAAGTCTTTAGGGAAATCAGTAAACCTCTTTGATTCTTCTGTAGTGATATAGAAGTCTAAACCAACAATTTTTAAATCAGATAGCTTAGTAATGCTTTTCGGAATATGTTCCCAAAAACCTGCACTTTGCGGGTTAAAGTTCCACGAACCGTTGTTTTTCTTGTTGAAAATGTCGATAACACGCTCAAATTTGAGCATATTTCTACCTGTACTATTTCTAGTAAGCACTTGTCTTAAAGCGCCGTTATAGTGACCAGGCAATACATCAAAGAACCAACCTGCATCCCTAAATTCTTTAGGCAACGGAAAGTCTAGCGCATTTTGCGTATCTTGCGAATATAAGTAATAGTTACCAACTTCTGTTACATCACTTAGATATGCTGGATTTTGTACTGGTAACGGTTTAACACGTCCGCCCGAATCAGTCATTGATACTTGAGGTGCGATGTTTTTCAAGAATTGGTTTACACCTCTTTGACCGATAGAATAAATTGAATGATGTCTGTTGTTACCTGGTCCAATAGTTACCCCAATTAAAAGTGCTTTACGTCCTGTTTCTAGATCGTAATACATATCGAGACCCTCAGCTTCTTGGAAGTCTCCTTTAAAGTTATTATTCACACCGCCTATATCGATACGACGTTTAAACAACAATTCTTTCGTTTTGATGTCGAAGCCTTGCAAGTAATTAGGGTTAGCTGGATTTGAGTCGCCAGTGTACCAGTATAAGACACCTGCATCATAAGCAATACCCTGCATAGGTTGCGTTAATGAAGAATATTCCATTGGTATATCCATTTGATACAAAATTTTGTCTATACCTTTGTCGATATCGTCAGCGCTTCTAACTTCAATGAAATTCAATGAATTCTTAGCTTGTTGTTCAGAAGCTTTATATTCACGTCTAAAAATCATTAAGTTTTCTACTGGATTATAAATTGCTGACGTATATCTATCGTTAAATACGTTTGGCATGACGTCTTGCATTTCGTTGCCATACGTCATTTCTCCGCTTCTATATTTAAAGCGTACAAACTTGTTGTTATTGTTAGCGTCTAACACTGCTGAATAAATCCACAACTCATTACCAATGTATCGATAGGCGTTGTGTGTGCCGTGACCGCCATTTTTAACAAGCAGTCTATCAATAAATTGTCCGTTGGGCTTCAATCTAGATAACATGTAATGATTGCCTGGACGCGCTTGTGTCATATAAATAATTTTTGTTTTAGGGTCTACCCAAAACGATTGCATTACTGCGTTAGTATATGGCGATAAATCAGTAATAAATTCCGGTTCTTGCTCTTTTGGTTCGAATCGGTATTCTGTCGCTCGATATTCTTTATAGTTTTCATCTACAGCTTTCTCAACCTTTTTAGTGAAAGCATCTAGTGTTGAATAATCATGATACAAACGATCTTGCAATGTCTTATGACCATAACCAGTATTATCAACACGCGCATCTTTTACTTCATTAATACCGTCGCCGTTATGACCTAGAATCATATTGCTAAAACGGCCATTTAGATATGTTAAATAATCTTCAACACTGTCATTCAAGTATTTAATTTGTTTCGCTGAGTGTGCGTATATTTCTTCTTTTTGATGATATATAAACATTTTCTCAAGTTTGCTCATTCCTTCATCCAACAAGCGATAGTTGTACTCATGCTGAGCAACTACTTTTTCGCCAGTGATAGAATGCAAGCTTGTTATTAATCCGTAAGCCATTGGTTGCCTCCTTTAATCATAAAAACTGTAATAATCCTTTATTAGTTCATACATAATCACTTCGTGTCCTTTTTCGTTAGGGTGTAATCCATCAGGCATGCTGGACTTTCTGAAAGCCGGGTTGTAAGGTTTGAAGTAATCTGTGTGATATGCGTCAAATACTGGTACATTTAATTCACTGCAAGCTAATACTTGAGCGTTTACATAGTCTTCAAGTGTTAGCCCTAACTTGTTTTTATCTGTATCTTTACGACGCATTTTAGTGCCGTCCATAGGACATTGTCTTGTAGCTGTCATCACTAGTATTTTTGAATCCGGATTATTCTTTCTAATAACTTCAATTGCAGAACAAAAGGCACCGTAAAACGTTTTAGTGTCCGTTTTATCAGTGCCTATCGGTACGCCCGCCCAATAATCATGCAACCAGTCATCATCTGTACCTTGTAATATGATTAGGTCGCCTCTTATTTGCTCTGCTTGCCTATAAATGCTGTTTTCTACCGCTTCTTTACCTATTGGTACTGTCGCCATTGTCGCGCCACCTCTTGCAAGGTTGGTCGTTTTGGCTTTTAACTTTTTGCCTAACATTTCTGTGAAATTAGTTTTTGCGTGTGACCCTCTAGCTACAGAATCACCAATTGTTCCAATAGATTTGATGTTTCTTATACTTGATTGACTCGTAAAGTCGTACATGATCGTACCGTTAGCAGTAGTAACTGTTTTAGTGTTAACTTTATCCACTTTAGCGTTTAATCTTTCGGTTTTCTTTAATATATCGTTGTTGATAGATAAACTTGCGTTAACTTTTGCGTTTAATGCTTTTAGTTCTTTAGATGGGTCGGATTTAGTAGACTTTACACTCTTAACATAATTCGCAGCGTCATGAACAGCCTTGTTATAACGATTACGTCTGGTAAAATCTCCTAACACTACATCTTGTTTAGTGATATTGTTATAAGCATCTCTTTCAGTTGTTATTTCTACTATTCTTACTAAATCGTTATATCCTATGGCAGAATCCACCACTCTAACAACATCACCTATTTTAGGGTTAGCTTCTGGGAAATGTTCACGTAACGCTACAAAGTCTAAGGAAATAGAAGCAGTGACACTTTTCTTTATCACTAGCTCCATTGCTTTTTTTAAACTATCTTCTTTTTTAATACGTCCATCAACAAGCGGTGGCGCTTCTCTTTTACCTATCAATTGTGCTAATGGATGAGTGAATTCAATTTGTAGTCCCGCTTCTGCAAAAGTCTGTTGTCCATCAAAATCACCGTAACCTTTAATAAAGGTATAACATTTAGATGCGTCTTCTTGTATTTTGACGTTATCAGCATTCACACCAGCTTTAATGTAATAATTGGCAAACTTAGATAATTCATCATACAAATGAAACGTTTTAGTCATTGCATCGTATTCATATTCGAGATGATAACGCTCAAGTCCTTTTTTAAAGATTTCTAATCGTGTATCTCCTTTGCCTAATCCCTCGAATTTAGATGCATCTACTTTTGGATGTAATACATACTTATAACCCGTTCCTTTAAAGACAGTATTGAAGAACTCAACGCCTGTAAAACTTTCGTTATACTCTTGGTAAATCCTAGAATTGTTAAGGTCATCAAGTTCTTTTTGCCTAGCTTTGATATCAAGTCTTATTTTCTCGCCGATAGTAGACTTATCAAGTACGACAATTACATATTCGTTGAAATCATCTTTACCTTCAACATGAGTGATCGTCCACATTTTAGTGATAGCACCTATTGCGTCAAACGTACTCGCGTTTTCAATAATTGTTAAATCCAAAGAACTATCTTCATTTAACTTTTTACTGACTTTAGTACTAACGTTAATTGCATGCCCTACACCTTGTAAGCTTTTTAATAAAATTGGCATAGGCTACTCCTTATCTAAAATATAATTTGTGTATAAAAGTAATTTGTTTCATTACTTTATTAGATTTGAATCGATTCCAGCCTGGATATAAAACTGGTTGTTCTAATGTTTTATTAAAAGAATCTATATTTAAATAACCTCTATAAGTATGTTTACCATCAAAGATTATTTTGTCTCCGGCTTTTAAATCGACATCCTTAATAACCGAGATATTCCCTTTATCTGTATAGAAAGTGAATCCATCCTTATCGCTAGCTTTAACATCTTCAGCTAACTCTATTTCAACAACATTAAACTGATTAAACTGTGTTAACGGAACATCACCGTTATAATAAACTTCTCCAGAGTTTGTGTTGTAAAATGTCATTTGACGCCTCTTATCACCTTCGTTTGTAGGTAATCTATCAGGTACCGACCATTTTTCAGGGTCGTTATCACTTTCAAGGTCAGTGCTATAACCGACACTTTCAAAGTATGGTAGTTCGGTTGTTTCAAATGACAAAGAAAATTCCCCTGATGTTTGTGTTGTATCAAAAGACACTTCGCTTACCAGCCCCACTAAAAGTTGTCGTCCATCAACATAATCAAGTTCGAAAGCTTGTTTTCCTTTTGATGTATCTAATATATGTTCGTACTTAATTGAATTGTCTGGTGTTGCTAATTCCCTTAAATAAAAACGCCCAGCAAATAGTGCTTGGACGTCTGATTTTAAATGTGAAGCATAAGCGATCTTAGGTACTTTGTACCTTAACTTAAGCTCTACTTTTTTAAGTTCTTCTTTAGCAAAATTATGAAATCTACCATCGATACCTTCTATGTCAGAATAGTTACGATGATAGCCTGCGCCTGTAACGTTATATTCAACTACTTCCAAGTGATTATAAGTGAAAGGGTTGTCACTGACGCGATACTGCGAACCATTCCTTATTACTTCTATATCGTGCGCTATCAACTAACAAACCTCCCTTATAATAAGTTGAAACTTCCGTCTATAGCGTCTATATCATCAATGCGTGATTTGATTAAATCAAGGTCCCCCTCGTTTCTAATAGTTACATTCACAATAGGTCTATTATTTTCTTTTAAGCTATGTTGAACATCGCCAGTCATGTGTCTGTCTATAGAAGTACTTACGGGATCTACTATACTATCTGTAAGTGTAGATGATAGCTCTTTATTAAAGGCACTGCCAAAGTCTGTAGCAATAACTTTAGCTTGTGATACTGCTAAACCTTTGCCTAAACCGCTACCCCCACCGTGTCCACTTACGAATGAAGTTACAGAGTCCCATGCAGATGAAATTGCATCGCCTACTGCACTAACAACTCTGTGCGCAGCATTGGCTACACCCTCAGCTACTTTGCCGATTAATTCTGCACCAGCATTTAAGAAGTCGCCGAAGAAACTTTTAATCTTACCAAGTGCATCACTCATGCCGTCACCTACATTTGAGACAACTCTTTTAAACCCATCAGCTACTTTACTTGCGAAACTTGTAACTGTATTCCAAATATTAGAAACCCATTCAGAACCTTTTGTGATAATAAAGTTTAGTGCTTGTCCCATTTTTTCAGCTACACTCGAAGCAACTCGACTGAACCAGCTTGTAACAGTATTCCATATACTACTAACAAAATTAGTGATTGTACTCCATATCTGTGACCAACTTGTACCAAACATAGAAAGTGTTCGATTCATTACGCCAGTTAAAAAGCCGATAATTGACTCCCAAACTGATTGCATGTATTGCCAAATCGTATCAAGCACATTGGTAACTGTAGTTTTAATAGTCTCCCAAGCACCTGAGAAGTCGCCAGTAAGCAACTGAATCAAAGCAGTGAATAAACCTACTATGATTTGGACTGCTACGGATATCACTGTTCCTATGGCTTGGAACGCGATTGTAATTAACGTCCACAAACCTTGTATGATATTCATAACGTTTGTGATGATACCTATGACTAAAACACCTAAAACTTGCATGAATATTTGACCTAACATTTGCAAAATAGGCATGATTGGCTGTAATGTTGATTGAATTTTGCCCCACAATTGAGTTAACCAATCTACTACACCTTGAATCGCACCGGAAACTGCTGTTTTAATACCGTTCCAAGATTCAGTTATTGTTTTTCTGAAATTCTCGTTTGTTTTCCATAAATAAACAAGAATGCCAATGAATGCGCCAATTACGGCAATCACTGCTAATACTGGCCAAGAAACACTTGTGAAAGCACCAGCCAATAAACCAAACGCTTTACTTACCAATCCAGTTATTCTAGTTAAATCCAGTATTCTTTTGACAACGTTCAATAAAGTCATACTAAACACATTACTTAATACACTGCTAACAGCTGCGATCGGAGCCATTAAAGCCCAAAATACGCCACCTAAAATACCCATAACACCGATAATTTGAGCGACTGCTGGGTGTGTTTCGAATAGTTTGGCGATAAATCCAGCTAAATTAGTAATGAAATCTAGTAATTTACTAGCTATAGGAGCCATTGCAGTACCAAATGCTACTAACGCTTTTACGATGTTACCGATTAACTGCATAATAGTTGGGCCATTCTCTTGAACATAACTTATAAAATCTTTAAATCCTTGAGATTGACCTACTTGTTCTGACCACGCTTTGAATTGAGATGTTAACTTAACCAACCAATCAAATATATTCGAACTGTTTTGTCCGAAAGCAATCATTAAATTGCCAATTCCAGAAAATACATTACCAAATATTTGCCCTAATTTAGGTAAGTTTGTCTTTGTATACTCGATGAATGCTTGTATCGCATTTTGTCCTGCTACACTGTTAGCCCAGTTCTGGAATTTTTGACCTAAACTATCTAAGCCATTAGCTACCCACAAAAATAATGGTGCTAATTGAGTGAACACATTCACTAATCCATCACCAAAACGACCTGCCGCGCTTAATAAAGCGTCAAACGTCTTAACACCTGTTGTATTCATCATGTTAAAGAACTTTTGTGCTGTTTGGCTATTTTGAGCCCATTTCAACACTTTCTGAGAAGCTTGTTCCATAGATTGAGCTACGCCAGATATAAAAGGTTTTAATGCAATTAAGGCTGTTTTAATTGTGTTTAAACCATTCGCTAATGTGTTGAATATTTGTGCTTGATTTTGTTTGATGATATCTTGCCAAGTTGTTTTAACACCATTTAAAGCCGATTGATAAGCTTGTGTTTCTTTAGTTACTTGTAACGTTCCATCTTTGAGCATTTTAATAGCACTAATTGCCATAGCACCAAATGCTACTGCACCTGCACCTGCAATACTGAATGCCCCAGCTAATCCTAGAACGCCACCACCTAATACACCAACCGCATTAAGTACCGCCATTATCGCAGGTACTAAGCCAGCAATTACTGGTATTAAAGCTTGTATACTAGCGATCATTAAACCTTTAACTTGTTGTGCAAAAATAGTACCAAATGTACGTATTTCAGAAGCCAAAGCGTCCATTTTTTCGCCGTATTCGGTTAAGGATTTGTTTAGCGCTTTAGTCAGTATTTGAGCTTTTGTCATACCCCTTGTATCAAAATTAACTTTTACTGTTTTGGTGTGCAATGTAGCTAACATTGTTCTGGCGCTAGTAATTGCACGTTTTAACGGCGAATTATTACCATCAATCTTAACATTATGCTCTCGCCATTTTTGTGCCATAGCTTTAGCCCGCTGTAAAGCTCTTTGGAATCTTGAAATATCCGCTTTTACATCTGTTTCAATTTCATTTGGAACTGCTGTTTTTGCTAATCGTTGAGCTTTCCTTACGTTATTTTGAAAGTCTCTAATATTAGCCATGATCTTTGCCATAAAATGAGTATCCAAAAGCTAACCTCCTTTCGATTCAAGGAATTTTCTCGTACCTTCTTTGAACATGGCACGTTTTCTTTTTTCATCTTCTAATCTAGCTTGTTGTACACGTGCATAGCTACCATGTTCCCTTATTTCGTAACGCTGTTTCTCAATGTCACGAGCCATTCCTGTTAACTTTTTAGAAGCTTGTACTAAGCCATTAGCTTGCGCTTGTTCGATAACTAGCTGTCTTTGGTCTAAATATCTATCTTGACCACCAATGAGCCAATCACGCCATTCAGTAGGCGTTAAAGCTAACAGTTCATGCTCAGGAATGTAACCTAAGTATCTAGCTGTTAATTGTCTTACTTTTGAGTAATCGTGTAAGGTTCTGCGCCCATGATTTCCTTGTAATTCTCTTTCATCATTTCTACGCCCATTTTTGTCATCTCTTTGTCGTCGCTCTTCGACATGCTCACTGCTTTGTGCAACGTCATCCAGTACGAGCGACTCTCTCTCTTGAAAAAACCACTGTTGTTAAGTTTGTCTAAAGCACCTTGTAATAGTGGTAAAGTGTCTTCGCTCTCAGTAATAAAATCATCAATTGCTTTTTCTAACTGTTCACGAGTTGGCGGGTTTTTTAGGTAAGCTGTTGCACATTCCCAAAACTGCAAAATCGCTTTGTTACGAGATTCTAATAAGCCATTGAAAATAACATTAAATCCTGGTGTCGTTCCTTTTCTACCGTTTTCATCAGTGGTTTCTTGTGAGAACTTTTCTGCTTTTTGGTCAAATGCAAAAGATACTTTCGCTTCTACTTCGTAATCTTTTTCTCCGTCGTTAATTTTTAATGTTGTAATTGGATTAAATTCAGTCAAAATGTATACCTCTTTTCAAATTTTGTATAAAAAAATAGGGAGCGTATGCCCCCTTGATCTATTCGTTTACAGAGAATGGTCTTCCGTGTGTTAATCAGATACAACACTAGCTTTCTTTTGATTCTCGAATGTTCCGACTTTTTCGCCGAATTTTTCGTATTCAACTGTAGGCGCACCTGCAGCTTCAAACCACTCTTTCGGCAAGTTATCTTCAGCACCTTCTGCTGTATTCCATTTAATTTTTAATGTTAATTCAATTTTGTTGTCTTCATCATCAAACGACATTTCAAATGATTCAGGAACAGCATAACCAAACACACCATGATATTTACCATCAGCACGTTTATTACGCTCATAAAGCCATAAGCGTACTTGTCCGCCTGTTTGTACTGCATGCTTCATTGCTGCAATACCTTTGTCTCCTGGCACGTTGCCAATTGTCAATTTAACTTCTTCTGACATTGCGTTAGAAGAATAGTCCGTTTTACCGCCTCGTACTATTTCAGCTAAATCATTTTCAATTGTATGTCCGCCCTCTTGTAAGTCAGCTAATAATAAAGATTCTACTGGATCTAAATCTGTTTCAGCTGGACGTACAACCGCTAAATAGTTTTTTTGCGCCATTTAATACACTCCTTCGTTTTTCTTTTTATGTCTGTACTTAAATAAAAGCCGTATCGTGCCATGCTTAGTAAACCTATCTATATCAGGAAATACTGCTTGACTATCGATACGACTAAATTGAAATTCATAATTATCTATTTCTATAGGCCTGTTAAGCACGTAGCCTATCGCGCTTAAAATGAGCTTAGCCTCGTATTGTGTAGCGAACTGTGAATACACATGTATGACAATACCGACTGTTTCTCTCATTGTTGCGCTAGATTCGTTGTTAGTGACGTTTGATTCACCCACAACAATATATGGGTAAACAGCGTCATCTTGAACAACGTCAAAGACCCTATCATCAACTAGTTTGTTAATGTTAGGGTCTGAGATTAATCTTTTATATATTTGATTTGTAAGTTCAGGCTCAACTGATACCCACATATTTAACCACCTCTATGAAAAATACTGCTCGAATGTCTTGCGTCCTACGTCAATTGCAGGGTTCCAAAACGGTTGTGGCGCTTGTCCTTTAGTAGTATGCCATTTACCGTTAGCGTCTTTATAATTCCACGGTATCTTTTTAGCGCGACTACCTTTAGTGGCATAAATACCTGTGCCGTACTCAATGTATAAACTGTAATTCGCACCTACATTGATAACTCCAGTTAAACCACCATTTTCAAACCGAAAATCTATACTTTCTTTCAAGAAACCTGAGTCAACAGGAGCTAATGCGACAGCAGTGTTATATATCTTCATCGTTGTTTTAGCGATACCTTTTTTAACCCACTCTTCTATTTTCTTATCGAACTTATCCAATTCAACAACCATGCTATCAGCACCATACTTAACCTTTGCCATATGGCACCTGCTTAAGTCGTAGTAACTTAATTTCATGTTGTCCGCCCTGATCTACAGAATCACCTATAATACTAAAGATTCTACCCTCATACTCAAATAGATTGTTTTTAGATATTGGTAAGTCATAAGGTACGTATAGGTTTCTGTCATATTCTTGTGACATTTGATGAAATTTTAGTTGTTCAGATGTAGTAGGCGTATCCATAAATCCCTTAATTGTTTTATCACTTACAAAGCGCTCTTGTATAATTGGATACTCTCCTACTTTTTTAATACTTCCAATAGAAATGGTATGTGGGAATTCGTCGTACGGGTTAAACACAAACAACACCTCTATCTTATTGGTTTAAACGGATGAAACTTTGCTCGTTTATACCTGTTTAATACTCCACTAATGTAATCAGGGACACCATCGTTATAAGTGTACGATACTGTCCCCATGCTTCTAGATTTTAAGTTTCTTTTAACCTCAGGACGTTGATAATACTCTAGAACGTCTGCGACATACTTTTTGATTGAGTAAGGATAAATAACTTGACCATCTTTCGTGAAATCATTGTTTGTTATATCCCTAACATCTTCTAGTATTCCGTCAACTTCCATCTTAAATATTTCTTCTTCATCACTTTTAACTTCTACTCCATTTTTCTTGAGTAAAAGTTTAACATCTTCATAAAGAGTCATTTTTATCACTCGCTCTTATCAGACGTAGTACGGCGTGATTTAACCTCTTTGTAACCAACAAGACTGTAATAAGAGTCAAACGCCTTCTTTGTAACAGTAATGGTCACATCGTCTTTTTTTACCTTAATCTCTTCTGCAGGATTAGCCATCATATCTCCTCCTATTCAGTTGGTTTAAGCGTTGCGAACGCTTCTGGTTTAACGTTCATGTATGCAATATGCATCGTCGCACGTAAAGCGAACATATCACGTTCGAATAATGATACTGGTTGATCAGATGCATCAGATGCTTGTAATGTTGTTAAAGTTGCATCCTCTGAAATTGCATATTCGATACCTTGCAAGATACCGTAACGTGCGTAATCCCAGTCACCCATTAAAGCTAATGACTGTTTCTTATCAAACACATCAGCACCAGTGTAAGATAAAGGTAGTCCCATAATTTCATTACCATTTGCATCAAACAATGGATGTTTATTGCCATCTAAAGCGTTACGCATTTTGCTACGGAATGAACGCGTAGTTAATACTCCGTTTGGATCTAATTCTTCATCTTCGATAGTAGCCATTAACGCTGAAAGGTCTACGTATAAATCTTTAGAATCATTAACCACATTACCTTTCTCTTCTGCACCTGTTACAAGTGGTTTACCACTAGTTGAAGTGTTATAAGGTGATTTAGTACCAAAGATAACAGCTTGGTCAAACGCTTTGTAAAACGCCTCTGCAATTAAAGGTTTAACCTCATTAAAGAAGTCTTTTGCAGTCCATTTAAGAAACTCTTTTGATAACGGGATGATTACACCAATTTTCTTAGCTTCCATTTCTGCTTGTGCATATTCAGGCTTAGAAGTTTGAATACGTTCCGTTTCTGATACCCAGTAAGCGCCTACACCTTTAGCTAAGTAAGTAAATTTTTTCTTTTGAGCTGTCATCGGCTCATTTTTAGCTAATTTCATAATTGCTGAATTAGCCATAATGTCTTTCATGATTAAAGTACCTTGTTCTGCTGGAATTACGCCGTTTTTAAAATCCGATAAAATAACATTGCCTGGCGTGTATGTTGGAGTTGCCATATTTTATTACCTCACTTTATTTTCTAATATTGATTTCTTTCGCCATTTCTTCAATGGACTTTACATTTGAAGACTCTAAATCTTGATTTTGTGATTCTTTAACATCTCTTCCACTCGATTTAAATTTAGACTCAACACCTTCTCGAACATACTTGTCAAAAGTTTCTTTTAAAGCTTTTAAGTTTTGCTCAGTATCTTCATCAGAGTCGCCTAAAAATCTATCAACTAAGGAGGTTGGTAAATTTAGTTCTTGCGCTTTACCCAATGCATTACTTCTTAGTTTTTCACGTTTTGCTTCTGCATCGCGTTTTTCTAACTCTTTTTCAAGAGCACTAATGCGTTTTTGTTCTTCTGATTGCTCAGGATTACGCTTCTGTACTTCTTGTTCGATTAGATTCTCTAGATTTTTTTCTTTCCACGACTCTAATCCTTTCGAATGATAACGATCTAATTCAGGTTGAATGAATCGTTTACCTTCTTCTGTATCTAAAAAGCCTTTAACGTCATCAACAGACACCGTCTTAAGTCCGCTTAGATAGTCTTTTACTTCTTTATCGTCTTTATGTTCCTCAAGAAAAGACTTAACTTCTTCGATATTCATATATCAAAACTCCTTTTTTGCCCTTTGCGTACCGTAACAGTCCGAAAAGTGCATAATAAAAAGCAGTTTAACGACATGCTAAGGTCGAGTAGTAAGGTGATAACTTATTTAAAAGTAATTACCATTTTCTTAACGTTGTTTTTGTATTCTTTGAATTTGTTGAAGTCTACATCTCCCTCTACTTTTATGAAGCAAGTGTCAGGACTATACGAAGCTATAACATCATAATCTGAACCGAATTCCGATTCCTTTTTCTTCGGTAAAGCGTCGTATTTTTCAGCTTTAATAAGCAATTCGTTGTAATCCACCAAATCAATATTCACTGTATTACGTTCCATTTTTCAACCACCTTTTCGCTTATATTCCTCCCACTCACGATAAGTCATGAACGGGATAACTTCATTTTTACCATCGTCATTACGCGCTCTCATTACAGTTGGTAATTCATCTTCATCAATGTAATAAAGTAATTTGCAACGACAATTAATATTCTCTTTCGCACTGTTTACACCAATAAATAGCTTGGGCGCCTGCCCAACACACCCACTTGATTTAAAATTCTGATCTATTTCCACTGATTCCCCATCTAAATGACGATGAGTATCGCGTGTTCGTGTATCTTTGGTAGCATGCCAACGTTTCTTCATCTTCAAACCATTATCTTTAGCAACCATTGCGCTATCTAATCCAGCTTGAGACATCGCTCTGCCTGCTTCTGTACGAGCCACACGCAATGATTGAGCTTTAGACATGCCGATATCATCGCGTATTGCTTTTGCTATCTTAGAGTACCCCTCCCCGCTCATAATGCCTTGTGTAATGTGCATGCGTATCTTTTTCAACACTTCATCACGATGTTTTTGTAGTGTCGGCATTAAACGAATGAACTCGATGGGTTGTTCAATAGCTGATTTGATTACCTCTTTACTTGGAACATCAAACTGCATAGATGTTTGACTCGCCATTTCATATAAATAAAGGCTCATAAGGAACTTTTCGATATAAGCATCTTCCTGTGACTTCTGAATCATCTTAGCTACTTGCCTATAGTCATCAGTCAACATTGTACCTATACGAGTTAACTCCTTATTGAGCCTGTTGTATTTATTGAATTCAGTCCATGTAACATATACATCATCACTTTGATACTTTTCAAACATATCTGCGATGATTTGTTTTATCTCTTTAAGTCGATTAGCAAATAGTTGTTCTATTGGTTTTTCTGCTTTAGAGATTAAACCCTCGATATACTCATCAATATCATTCTGATTGGTTATTTTGGGATTTGTCATTTGCGTCACCTTCATCTATGTCAGGTAATTTGTCATTAAATTCAAGACTTTCTTTTTCCATTTCGTCTAATTCGTAATCAACATCATCAACTAGTTGTGATTGTCCCAACCTTGTTCGTTCTGAAACTTGCCCCTTCAGGTTAATTAGCACTTGTGATTCTTCTAACTTATTAACTGGAATGTTTCGAGTGAACTTAAATATCAGATTTAAATAACTATCATCATCCAAGTTGTACCCTTTACGCTTTAATGCAGATAAAATAACTTTGAATTGATACCTCAACATAGCTGTCATCTTACGCTCAAACGTCATACACTTGTTCTCTAAAGCCATAAGCTTAAGTTTCATTCCAATGATAGGTACATTTCCATTAAACTCATCAGAATTAAAGTTAACTGACTTTGCAAAGCGCATGATATTCTTTTCGATTCGATCTAAATGATTCTCAATCATCGTGTCATTTACATCTTTAGTTAGGTATTTAACGTCCATATCTTTATCGAACAACTCAAATGCGCCACTCCTTTGTGTTTCTTGAATCATTCCTTCACTCATACCCATACCGCGTAACACAAGGTATGCTAAACGCGTCTGACTAATCTCGCTTGACGCGTCGCTCATTGTTAAATCATATGCGTCAATTAAGTGAATAACCTTTTCAGCGTCTCCTATCATCTCTTTATTGTTAGGTACACCAAACAATGGATTGTAGTCAAATAAATGTTCATATCGCCCAATTTCTTGCAAAGCGTCAATACCTTCTCCTCGAAATACATAATAATAAGTATTATCGTAAAACTCTGCGTACACATAATCAGTGCCATTATCATCATCTTTTTCATAAAAGTAGCGCAATGAGTATGTAGGTTCTAAAATATTGTCGCCAACAAAAATAACATTATAGGGATCTATATTCTTAATCCTAATATCACCATTCGTATCAATATATGCTAACCTAGCACCATATCCGCAAATTGCTGCCATTTTACCTATTTCAGAATCCTCATCATCAACACTATTTCTAATGGCAAAGTTGGTTATAAACTTTTTCAACTTTTCGTTTTTTTCTGCGTTTTCATCTAAATCATAAGTAACAGGAACACCATGCAAATAACCAACACGTGTATCAACAATTTCGCTGTCAAAAGAGTTGTTAAGTTTGTTATTAACAGACACGTCTAATCGCCTTACATTTCCACCAGTTTCAAAATCTTCTTTTTCTTCAATTGGTCGACGTTTGAATATTGGTACATAGTCAATATGTGTCTTGTATCTATTATAGAGATTAACCATTCTCTCTCTATCGTCTTTATGTGACTCTATTAGAGCCTCAATATGCTTAGGCAATATTCCTTGTGCTTCAATATCATCTATTAACTTATACAATGTCATTTCCCCCTCCTTAATCGTTCGGGTTTAGTATGTGTGTATATGGCATATCTTAACGAGTCCAACACGTCATCAAATTCTTTTATAGGCTCTCCGTTTGTAGGGTGCCAAACATATTTAAATACCTCTTGCTTAAACCTATCCATATTATCATAAAGAACAAGTAACTTGTTTTGTTTGAACAACTTAGCAACTTCCTCTACACCCGATAGTTTACTTTTATCAGCGTTAATTGCACGTAATCTATGTCTTCTAAATTCAGTGATGTATTCAGGTCGTGCAGTATCGCAGTAAAAATTAATGTTGCCATATCTACTTACAATATCTTTTGCAATACCCACCCAATCATCAATAAACTTAAATTGGTGTGCGTGCTCCTCAATAAAATAAAAGTTACCATCTATACCTCGTCCTATTAACACAATAGATCCATAGTGCTCGTAACCCCAGTCGACACCAGCAAAATATTCTTTGATAGGTATGCCGTCCAGTTCATCTGCTTTAATCGTATTCTCATTCAAATCAAAGTCGGCATATACTACACCGTCACCAGACACCCACATACCGTTGATATTACGTTCGTAGAACATACCTGATGGTGTTGAAGCCTTAATAGACTCTTTATATCTATCATTAAGAAAGTTATTGTCATCGAGCTTAAATTGATAACTTAATATGCCAGCTTTGGGGTCTGTATTCTCGATGTAATCTTTCAACAACCAATGTTCTGGGTGGTCTGGATTGGTGTCAACTAAGATGCGCGCACCGTACCCACTACAACGTGACTTAATCTCGTCAAACACTTCTTCATGTGCTAACGACGCTTCATTGATATATGCACCAAACGATGTCATACCACGTATAGCTCCTATACCACTTACTTTACTGTGACCTGTCTGAACCACTTGAACGCCAAATAACATGAATGAATTGTATTTATCAAAATTAAACTCAATGCCATATTTGTTAGTTAACTCTATTAGTACGTTTTTTTGAATCGTACCTAATGTTGCGCCAGCAAGTATATATTGAGGTGTCTCAATTCCTTCTTCATCTGCTATCTTTCGCACACGCATTAACTCACGTAGAAATAAGTCATTGTTTAATATTGTTTTACCTGTACGCTTAGCTCCGTGATTAATTAACATAAACCAATCTTGTTTTTGCGTTTGCTTCAATATTTCAATTTGTTTGTCCGTATATAAAGATTTAAGTTTATTCATTGACGATCACTTCCGTTATTGCGTCGTGAAGTTGTTTGATTTTATCTTCTGTTCCACTGTCACCTTTATCTATTTGTTCAATCTTCTTCTCAAGCATCTTAATTTCAGTTTCTATTTTCTTGTTAGCTAAAACTTCGTTACCTAACGTCATTCTATTCATACCGTCTAAACTAGCAAGGAATGCATCAGCTGTCGCCTTTTTCACTCCATCTATTTCAATATCATTCTTAGCCACATTCTTTAGCCACTCATATTCTTCAAAGGCCTTTTGGCGTGTCCATTTTGATTGTTCAGCTACTTCTTGACGCAATTTTTCGTACCTTCCGGAAACCTTCCGATTTTTAAAAAGTGTACTCGCTTCTTTATCTAGATATTCCCCACTCTTACCTTTAGTCGAATACCCTGCGTCAATATATGCTTTCCGTTGGCTCTTGCCCTCTATGAGTCCTAGCACAAACTTTTCTTGCTTCGGTGTTAATTTAATCAATTGTTTTCACTGTATCACACGCCTTTACGTTAATTACTCTTGTTATTTTTTAAATATAAAAATGCCCCTACATCTCGTGCAGGAGCTACGTTCAATAAATGTGAAAGGAGGAAAATAGTTATGACTCAAAATGCAAGAATTAAACTACCCACCATATAGGCAGGTAGTAAGTGATTAATAGCGTAACATATCAATTTTTATATGTTTGTCACTTCTCAATCACATCGATGAGAACATCTAATGTGGCTATTACCCCACGTGTTAAGATAATTCTTACAAATCAATTATATAAAATTAATTCACAGTTTAAAAATAGTGTCATTTTCGTCATTTCTGTCATTTTCGTCATTTTCGTCACTGTAGTAGATAAATCTTTTCTGCCAATTCATCGCGTCGTGCTAAGAAGTTGTTCCTGTTCAATTTAGAGTTAGGCATCTTCTTGATAATTGCATCCCTGTTATAACCTTTCTTCAACAACTCTAAGAAGCAAAAGTCAACGTGTCCTAATCTCTGTTGTGATTGATTTATAAACTCAACTTCTTTTAACATCTGCGCATACCTTTTATTTGCTCTCTCAAGCCTCACAACAACATCTTCAACTTTGCTTGAGTTTTCCCCTTGTGGTTTCGGTAATGTTGCTTGTATGCCATACTGTGCAATCGAGTTGCTATCATATTCCGGTATTACATCGGCTAACACATTACACTTCATTTTATGTGTGCCTATCATATTAACAATTGACTCTTTGCTATACATCTATTCCGACACCTCCGCCCTCATCAAATCCGACTGGTCGCATAGATGAGCGAAATCACTCGGCGCCTCTACATCATCATTAGCCGTCATCATAATATATACTTGTTCAGTTACATACTTACCTAGCTCATACATTGCTAGTAAGAATAATAGTCTTAATATTTGTTTAATCATTGTTTATCTACCTTCTTTACTTCGTATAAGACCGGATATAAATTTAAAAAGTGTATTCTATAACCAATCGTTTTAACTTTTACTTTATCGCCTACTTTTAACCTAGCTTGTATGTCTGCGCTATCAAATTTCTTTTTGAATAATAAGTCAGAGTTTTCAATGACTTGCTTGTTGTCTAATACAATATAGAACTTGTCTTCTTTATCTTGTCTCTTGTTATATTTATCTGTAATTGTCCCTTGATGTACTTCTTTGTTTTGGTAACTAGCCACTGT